AGTACGTAGCTGAAAAATTTAAGTCGTATCGCGATGTGCCGCGCAAGCGTCCAGAACAAAAACAAATAAAACAGGTGCGTACGTTTCTGTGGGGTTTGTACAAAGTTGAGATATATGATTGACCACAACTACACGCACGAGTGGTTTGCTGAACGTAGCATTAGCGAACTAAGGAGGTATCGTCACTTCTTATATTTTATGTTGTTAGACGCTGTAGGCAAACGCAGGGTGCATCTTGAACGGATGCTCTTGCGTTGTCGCGCGGAACTCAACTTAAAGACTGGCGAAACGAAATATTAGATGGAAAGATACGTTTACGCATACTACGACGACGAAGGCAATTGGGTCTGGACAGCAGACATCATGGAAGCCGAGAAGTTTGCGCAAACGAACATATTTGAAATCGAAGTATTGTATGAGGCAGTTTAAAGGACTGTGGATACCACGCGAGATACTCGAACATCCACAACTACAGCCAGTCGATAAGATTCTGTGGGGCGACATTGATTCATTTAACTGGGGTGACCACACCTTTTTTAAATCAAATGCCGTAATCGCAGAGGAATATCAAGTGAGTGAAAGAACGATTAGTCGGAGCATAAGCCGCTTAAAGCAAAGCGGTTTAGTGACGATTAAAACTGACGGACGAAAGAGGACTATTTGTCCAGTCAGGGTAGACAATTTGTCTAGGCAGCCTAGACAATATGGCGAGGCAGACTCGCCAAAAAGTCTACATATACTAAACAGTGTAAGTAAACAATCTAAGAAAACAGTGTATAGTACACCCACGCAAGAAGAATGTGTTTTGTACTTTGCGCAAAAGGGATGCCCTGAGGAAATGGCTGAACAGTTTTTTGATTACTACACGGCAAACGGCTGGGTGCAAGGTCAAGGCAAAAAACGAATAAAGGATTGGCAGGCTGCCGCCCGCAATTGGATTAGGAATCAAAGTAAATTCGAAAGGAAAAATGAAGGATTTAAAGGCGACAACTTCACATTTGAATCAGCAAACGACTTTATTACTAACGGGTAAAGTCCAGAGCCTTACGCCAGAACAGGCGTGGCATAACGGCACAAACATTCAAAAGGCAGTTAGGTATCATCCAGAGATGTGTCGCGGGTGGATTATGGCGCAGGTAGGAAAACTGTGTCGCGACATGGATATGAAAAAGACACTTAGCACGGACGAAGAACTGACGTTTACTTGCCGCGCAATTATTCAAGAGCATCCCACGTTGAAGCTAGAAGAAATTGCTGTGTGTTTTGACATGATTCGCATGGGTAAGTTTGGCAAACTGTACGAGCGATTGAAGTCGGCAGAAATACTTGACTACTTGCGTAGATATGAGGGTGAGATTCGCACCGACATAAAGGAGCGCGACGTAAAGCAAGAAGGGTTGGACTACACGCACAGCATGATGGAAAACATTGACCCAAAACTGTTGGCTCAATTCGTGACCGACAGCAATGTAAAGATGAAGCCTGACGGCATTGGTTCGCGGTTGCGCAGGCATTTGGACAACTACGCTGAGTACGATGAATCTTTACTAGAGAAGAAAGATGATTGAGCGCAATCACAACTGGGAATACGATTTAAAAGTCGGGCAAGAGGGTGAAAATGATTACAGCAAACTGTTGCGTGAAGGCAAGCAGTTCTACACGGTAGAGTGCAAGTCCGACAGGATTGCCCATCGCACGGGTAATTTCTACATCGAATACAAAAGTCGTGGGAATGACAGTGGCTTGTCAAAAACGCGGGCAGACTACTATGCACTTATGACGGTCGACACTAATTTTCACATGGTCGTAAAAACAGACCATCTAAAGAAAGCATTGCGTTCATGGCAGATGAAATGCATCGAAAAGAAGTTGCCGCCAGAAAAGACATGGCGCAAGAAAGGCGGCGACGATAACACCAGCATTGGAATGCTTGTGCCGATAAAGGAATTAGTAGATGAAATTTTGCAAGCAATGTAGTTTGTAGTTACATTGCACTTCATTAGTTATGGTTTGTGTTTTCAACAGCAGGGGGACGTGTAGGGCGTCCCTTTGTTGTTATATTACAGCATGAGCGAACGCACAAAAGCAGTTAACGCCTTAGACGCAGCGTACTCTATTTACGTTCGCAAAAGCCACGCCGACAAAAGTGGGTATGTATCGTGTTGGACGTGTGGTAAAACAACGTACTGGGAAAAGGAAGGTATGCAAGCAGGGCATTTTCAAACGCGAGTGAAGTACAGTACGCGATGGCACTACGAAGAAATAGATGGAAAGACCGTGACCTTAAATTGTAAGCCACAATGCGGAGGTTGCAATATGGTTATGGGGGGCAGGAATTACGAGTTTGGTATTAAGCTAGACGAGGTATACGGGGAAGGAACTGCGCAACGACTTATATTAGAAAGTAACACGTCGCGAAAGTTCACAACGTTGGAACTGCGCGAACTGTGCAAATTCTTTAAGAAACTAACCAAGGAGTTGTGACTTGTGTAGAGGCGTTTATAAATGAGAACTACGACAAACTCAGGGAAATAGCGGTGCGGTGCGTCGGGCAAAACGGCGACGACTTGTTACAGGATATATGCCTTGATTTAGTGCAGTGCGAAACTGACAAGTACGAGGCGATGTGCGAACGCGGCGAACTTATTTATTACGTGCAACGGTGGCTGTACCTTTGCGCCTACAGTAAAACGACGAGGTATTATTACAAGTATCGCAAATGGAAGGAGCGTCTGACGTTTGACTACCCACTGAATGCGGTGGGCAATATGCCAGACAGCTACGAAGAGTTAAACCATAAAGAACAACTAGCAGCCATTGAAAAGCTGTTGGAATCTTGCTATTGGTTTGACGCTGAGATATTTAGAATTTACTATCTTCACAATCACAGCATTAATACATTGACCAATGCAACAGGAATCGGAAGAAAAACAATCCAAAGCAGTATCAAAAAAACCAAGGCGTTCATCCAAGCGCACGAAGACGAAATCAAAGGGGCTGGGTGATACTGTCGAGAAAATTACGGAAGCTACAGGAATCAAGAAAGTAGTCGAGGCAATTACCGATGACTGCGGTTGTCAAGAACGCAAAGACAAACTGAACAAGCTGTTCCCTTACGCTACTGAAATGACGGCTGAACAGAAATCGCAGTACGAGACAGTTATTAAGCCACAGGCAGACAAAGGCGTATTGTCCAGCGAAGCACAAAAACTGGCTAACCAGATGTACCGTGACGTATTAGGATACAAAGCACGGTTTACGCGCTGCGGGTCATGCCTAAAAGAGCGATTGGTAAAACTGCAAAAAGCATACGAAGCGTCGTGCGAATCCTAACAGCAGGAATGCTGGACGGGTATCAACGCAGAAAGGACAAAACAGTTAGCCTGCGATTTATTACCCAAGAGAAAACCAGCACAGAAATTATGCAGGTAGACGAATTAGTCGATACCTACGGTATGCTTTTCTTTAAAGCGTGTGAGACACTGGAGCAGTCAGAAATCGAGGAATTGGACAAAATCGATTTAGACGTCTTTGACCAGCCTAAAACACAAAGCCAAAGGTTACGTAACGTCTTATATAAGTTATGGGAATCACAAGGCTCTAATGGCGATTTTAAGACATTCTACAAGCAGAAGACCGAGCAGGTGATTAGCCACTTCAAAAGTCAGATTGAACTGTAACTTACAATAGAATACAATGGCGAACTACATCGACGTAGATATAGAAGAAGCGGTAATTGCTTTGCAAAATTTTGAGATAGTCTATCTTAGTGGTCAGCCACGAGCAACCAGTCGTACAATTGCGTTTCACTCACGTTACGAATGTTTCCAGAATGGATTAGGAACATTTACGATTACCGACCAAGGGCGCGTCGTAGGTGAATACAAACGACCAAAAAAATGCTTGCAGGTTGCGAATAGCAGACAATTTGCAAACGGGGGATTTTTTTTAATTGAGGAGTGATGCCATTTAAAAAAGGACAAAGCGGAAACCCAAACGGGAAACCCAAGGGTGCTAAAGGCAAAGTGTCTAGCAAAGCACGTGAGTTGTTTGTGCAGGTTATGGAAGGCGAGATGGAAAACATCCAGAACTCGTTGGCTATCCTACGCGAGAACAGCGACGAGAAATACCTAAAGGCACTAAGCAGCATGATGCCATACTTTATGCCTAAGCAGTCAGAGACGGAAATTAAGGTGCAAGAAGCCCCAAGCGCACCGAGTTGGTTTGATGAGGTTTTAGAAAAGACGGGAGCAGATGATACAAATTTGGTGGATTAATACAAGTTGTATATATTTGTGTCATGAAACACACAAACACTACAAACTTTTTAAGAGACGAAAGCAACGACAACATCAAGTCAATGCTTGAACAGGACATCGCAACGACTGCACGACAGGCTTGCGACCTTCGCCACCCAAACATTATTATTCAATCTACTGACTTGGTAGACGAACGAATGTTCGAGGCATACTTTACGGAGCGATTGAGCGAAGACGACCACGCAGAGTTGGTGTCGCAACTGCAACACAACTTTGGAGAAGAAAACATCTTCTTTCTGGATGTAGGACTAGTTAAAAACTGCCACGTGTACAAAGTCACGCTACACGTAGCAAAGTAAGAAAGTAGGGCGTAAGCCCTATTTTTGTTTATGCGTCAGCCAAAGACATACTACGACCTAAAGAACTGCAACACACGCGTAGCTGTGTTTCAGGGCGGGACGCGTAGTGGCAAGACGTTCTCGATAATTACGGTGCTGTGCGAATGGTGCTATCGCAACCAGAACGCAGGGTACGTACTGACCATAGTGCGTAAAGCGTTTCCTTCGTTACGTGCATCGGTCATGCGTGACTTTTTGTTTATCCTAGACCGTGAAGGTTGGTATGACGAGCGTAACCACAACAAGACCGAGAACACTTACAACCTGTTTGGCAATACGTGGGAGTTTCTCTCAATTGACCAGCCCGCTAAAATCAGAGGCGCAAAGCGGCAGTTCTGTTTTATCAACGAGGCAAATGAACTAGACTTGGAATCGTACCGACAGTTGACGCTAAGAACGTCGCACGACCTTGACGCACCGTCAGTTATCTTGGACTACAACCCGTCGGATGAGTACCACTGGATTTACGATGAGGTCATACCACGCGATGACGCGTCATTTTTTAAGTCAACCTATCTTGACAACCCGTTTCTTAATCAGGAAACGATTAACGAGATTGAACGCTTACGAGATACTGACGAATACTACTGGACGGTCTACGGATTGGGTGAGCGCGGACAAAGCAGAGAGACTATCTTTCGCAGTGACGTTTACAGCGAACTACCAGAACGCGCTAAGTTTTTGGCGTGGGGTATTGACTGGGGTTTTGCCAATGACCCGACTGCCTTGGTCAAGGTGTACGAACATGACCACGCGCTGTACATTGAAGAGTTTATGTATAGTGGCGGACTTACCAATAGCGACATAGGTCACAAACTTCAGGAGTTGGGTATCACACGGCACGAGGAAATCATAGCTGACTCAGCCGAACCCAAGAGTATCGAGGAGATACACAGGATGAACTTTAACATCAAGCCAGCAAAGAAGGGTGCAGACTCAGTACGCATCGGAATCGATGTTATGCGCAGGTACAAGTTGTACGTCAAGGACACTAGCCTAAACGCGCAGAAAGAATTCCGCAACTACAAATGGATGACAGACAAGAACGGACGTGTGCTAAATCAACCAAGGGACGAATGGAATCACTGCGTCGATGCTGTGCGCTATGTTTGCCTAAATAAGTTGCTACGTCGAACAGGAAAATACTTTGTATCGTGAAGGTCAAAATCACCATTCCAGAAAGCTACGCGGACATTACCGTCAGTATGTACAAACGCATAATGAAACATTGGCGGTCAGAGGTCGGCGGCACAGATGCCGTTAAACGCGTTTTAAAGGAGCTGTGCGGCACATCGGAGGATGTGATAGAGCGTATGTATGTAGAAGATTTTAATGCGCTTGTACGCGATTTAACGTGGTTGTTTGCCGAGCCTAAACTTTCCGACTTTCAATTGCAACAGCACTTCATGATGGACGGGGTGAAGTATGGGTTTATTCCAAATATGCAAAACCTGACCGTGGGTGAGTTTGCAGACCTAGAAACGTACATGGAGGGCGGGATGTTTGAGAACCTACAAGAAGTCCTAGCCATATTGTATCGACCCGTCACCAGAGAAAAAAGCAAGCTGTACGAGATTGAGTCATACGAGCCTAGCCAGATAAAGACAGATGCGATGGGCGAATGTCCTATGGACGTAGCAATTGGTGCGGTGGTTTTTTTTTATCGTATCGAGACAGCATTAGCAAACGCTTTGCCGCTCTCTTTACCAGCGACGGCACGTCAGACAAGATTACCCAAAAGTGGGGATGGTACGCAATCATATACCAATTAGCTGACGGAGACATACTGAAAATGGAACACGTCGCACGTATATTAGTAGAGGAGGCATTTACATTCATGGCGTATGAAAAAGACCTCAACTTGTCACAAAAAGTAAAAATAGATG